TATACAAAAGTTATACACTTATCCAGCTATTAAAGAGTTTGAGCATTCACAAGGCAAAGACTTTAATCCAAATAGTACAATGCAACTAAGAGCCTTATTGTTTGATTACTTAGGTCTCAAGCCAACAGGTAAGAAAACAGGAACAGGTGCAGACAGTACTGATGCTGAAGTGTTAACTCAACTTGCAGAAGAACATGAAGTACCACAATTAGTATTAGATATTCGTCAGAAAGTAAAAATTAAAACTACTTATCTTGATAAGATATATCCACAGCTTGATAAAGATAGCAGACTTCGTACTGGATTTAACCTACACGGTACAACATCAGGTCGCCTATCTTCTAGTGGTAAAATGAATATGCAACAGATACCTCGGGACAATCCTATAGTTAAGGGTTGTATTAAAGCTAAGCCTGGCAACAAGATTGTTGCTATGGATTTGACAACTGCCGAAGTATATGTTGCCGCTGTTCTGGCTGATGATAAGAACTTACAGAAAGTATTTCAAGATGGTGGTAATTTTCATAGTAGTATTGCTAAGTTAGTTTTCGGACTTCCTGGCGACGTAGAAGATATTACAGTAAACTATTCAACTGAACGACAGGCTGCTAAAGCTGTAACATTTGGTATTATGTATGGTGCTGGTTCAAATAAAATATCACAGCAAGTTACTACAGACTCAGGTACTTACTTTAGTAAGTCTCAAGCTCAAGAAGTCATTGATGATTACTTTAGACAGTTTCATAAACTAAAAGCATGGATAGATAAGAGTAGTAGATTTATTATGGATAATGGATTTATCTATGGTGCTACAGGCAGAAAGAGAAGATTACCGAATGTAAATTCTGATAATCAAGGAATACAAAGTCATGAAGTTAGATCTGGTATGAACTTCTTAGTTCAATCAGTAGCTTCTGATATTAACTTACTTGGTGGAATTGATATGAATGAATATATCAAAAGAAATAATATGAAGTCAAGAATCTTTGCTTTAGTCCATGACTCAATTCTTGCAGAGGTGCCAGAAAATGAGATAGAGTTATACTCAGAAAAACTACAAGAGTTTATACAATTAGATAGAGGATTTAGTATCCCAGGAACTCCTGTAGGTTGTGACTTTGACATTGGTGATGACTATTCGTTTGGAAAGTTTGAAGCCAAGTATGATATATGATAGACTAAAATTTCCAATATTTACAATCCATACTGATGATGTAGTGTCAGCAGATGGATTACTTTGGATTGAAAACAAAGTATTAGACGATACTAATATGAAAGGGGAGACACTAGGCATAAGAAGATTGCAGTCTCCTATGAAAAGTATATATCCTCTAAAGTATATGGTAAAAGACATATCATCTTTATTAAGACATAAAGGTAGCCACTACATAGATAGTGCAGGATATGTATTTACAAAAGAAAAAACAATAGTGGTAAAACTCAAGTACCACAAAATATTAAGAACAGATAAAAAAGGTGTGGCAAGTATATTATGGATAAAGGATTGTCCTTTCCCCTTTACACTAGAAAGACCTTTAAAAGATACAGAAACTTGGGCAGGCATATTATATAGACAAGATATGCCTTGGATTCTGTATTCTACTTCAAATAAAAAAGAAAAAGATTCATGGAGAAAAATATGAAAAGATTTATGTTTTGGGTTGTAGACTGCTGGAGAGTAGTAATGGATAATAGATTCAACCCTTTAAGACACATACCAGATGCTTCAATACAAGCATACTTTACACTCGTACTCTTTACTATATGGTCAGTTACATTTGGCTTTATAGCAACCTATTACTTAGGTTGGTATGGTTATGATACTCTTACTTCTATCATTGTTCACTTATCAATAGTGATACCTTTAATATTTACAAATGTTGTATTTAAAGAAGCAGAAGAAAATGGAAGCAAGTGGTACACTGAGTACAAACAAGAAGAGTGGAAAAGAAAACTCTTCCCAAGAAAAAGTAATGTAATTAAGTGGGACATTGACAAAGAAGCATGATACATATAATGGATAATATATTTCCACAGCATTTATTGTCTCATTTTAGTACCACAATAAATAGAAGTCAAAAACCTTTTGTAAGTGGTTATGCTTCGAAAGAGGGAGAAGGTTATTTTAGTTGGGAAGAAAAACACGAGCATAAAGCTATGTGCAGAATGATTTTAGAAAAAGCAGGGCATCACTTTAATATACCTAGTGATGTTCTTGGCTATGAGTACTGGACTCATGTAAATACAAAACCAAATGATATGCACCAAGATAAAGATGAAGTAGCATATTTAAAACATGGTATAAGTAGATTTCCTTTATTTTCTACAGTATTCTATTTGGAAATAGAAGACTTAATAGGAGGAGAATTAGTATTTGAAGAAGGAATAGAAATAATACCAAAAACAAACAGATTAGTAATGTTCAAACAAGGACTAGAACACCGAGTTCGTACATTCAAAGGACATAGAGTGTCGATAGCAGTAAACCCCTGGAGTACAAAATTATATAAATGAAAAGTGTAGCAGACATTCCCTTTTATTTTTGGGATAAAATATTACCTAATGAGGCCTGTGACCTAATAATACAGGAAGGGCTAGCTTTGGATAACTTTAAATCAGCAGGAGTAAATAGTGATAATACTAAAGACCCTGATTTGAGGCAAGGTAGTATAGCTTGGTTTAGTAAAGAAAGTCAAGTAGATGCTTTATTAAAAAGTTATGTAGGTACTGCAAATATTGAGGCAAAATGGAACTATTTAATAAGTCAAAGTGAGCAAGTACAGTTTTCTATCTATGGACTACAGTCAAGATATGGTTGGCATAGAGATACAGATGTTAAACTAGAAGAAGGAGTTCCTATAAGAAAGTTATCTGTATCAGTACAGTTAAGCCACCCCGATGATTATGAAGGAGGAGACTTTGAGATAAAAAATTTCTTTGGATATAAATTAAATAATAATCAAAAAGAACTTAGAAATAGAGGAACTATAATAGTATTTCCTTCTTTCTTAGAACACCAAGTAACTCCTGTAACAAAAGGTACTAGATACTCTTTGGTGCAATGGTATAGTGGGCCTGACTGGAGATGAAGACACTAGAATTATTTGGAGGCTCTTGTAGCTTTAGTAGAGTAGCAGAGAAACGTGGGCATGAAATATATACAACGGATAGTGAAACCTTTGATTGGATAGAGGAAGAAACTGATATGTATATTGATCAAGTATGTGATATATTTAATTTTGATATAAGTAAAATGCCTTATAAACCCGAAGTTATTTGGTCTAGTCCTCCTTGTACTAGTTTTTCTATTGCTGCTGTGAGGCATCATTGGATAGATAACAAAACTCCAAGAAGTGATAAAGCGGTGCTTGGCTTAAAAATAGTAGAAAGAACAATAGAAATAATACAAAGTATAAAACCTAAATATTGGTTTATAGAAAATCCAAGAGGATTGCTAAGAAAACAAGATATAATGCAAGACTTACCAAGAAAAACAGTTACTTACTGTAAGTATGGAGATATGAGAATGAAACCTACAGATATATGGACTAATTGTGAATTTCAAGAAAGACCAATGTGCAGTCCAGGAAATAGAGAATGTCATCATGAACCTGCACCAAGAGGAAGTCAGACAGGAACTCAAGGACTGGCAAATGATTATGAAAGGAGTAAGATTCCTGCTGAGTTATTTGAGGATATTTTTGATTATATAGAAAATGAAAGCAGTACTTAGCGACAGAATTTATATGGAGGTGCTTCCGCATACTCAAAAGAAGATTGATGATGAATTAACGTATTCTATACCTTCTTTTAGATTTAGTGACCCCCCATTTATAATTAAAAACATGGCATTAATTAAGCAAGGACTTATAGCTATACCTATTGGTAGACAGGATTTAATACCGAATGACTATGAAATAGTTGATAAACGAACCGAGAAACCTCAGAAGTTCCCTGCTTTTGCATTTCAATTACGTGAAAGCCAACAGTTGGTATATGATGAAGTATATGATAGTGCTATAATTAACGCTTGGGTCAGTTGGGGAAAGACATTTACAGCTTTAGCAATAGCTGGTAAGTTAGGTCAAAAGACTCTTGTAGTTACGCACACTGTCCCTTTGCGTAAGCAGTGGGAAAATGAAGTACTCAAAGTCTTTGGATTTAAAGCAGGAGTGATTGGTAGTGGTAGCTTTGATACAGAGCCTCCTATAGTAGTAGGAAATATACAGTCACTATACAAAAGAATAAAAGATATTAGACAAGAATTTGGAACAATCATACTAGATGAAATGCATCATGTATCTTCTCCAACATTCTCACGAATTATAGATAAGTCTTGTGCTAGATATAAGATAGGACTTACAGGTACCTTACAAAGAAAAGATGGTAAACATGTTGTCTTCCGAGATTACTTTGGAGATAATGTTTTTAAACCACCAAAGGAAAACTTTATGGTGCCAAAAATTGATATCCTACAAATACCTATAAGGTTTATAGATGGAACATCAATACCTTGGGCTAATCGAATAAATGAGTTAGCCTACAACCCAGAGTACCAACATTCTGTGGCAATGGCTGCTGCATCATATGCCGCCAAAGGTCATAAAGTGTTAGTAGTATCTGATAGAGTAGATTTCCTAAAGAACTGTGCCAAACTCACTGGTGATAATGCAGTTTATGTGACAGGAGATATACCACACGAAGAAAGACCAGATATACTTCAACAGATTTATGAAGATAAAGACATACTGTATGGGACACAATCAATATTCTCAGAAGGTATTTCTTTAAATATTCTAAGCTGTTTGATACTGGCAACACCAGTAAATAACGAGCCTCTACTTACCCAGCTCATTGGTAGGGTTATTAGAGATTATGAAGGAAAACCACAACCCGCAATAGTAGATATTAATCTAATCGGAAAAACTGCAAAGAGACAGGCTAGTCAACGACTAGGGTACTATATCAAACAAGGATATGAGATATCAACCCTGTAAGCACCTCCGAAAAATACTACTTGACACGAGTTTCAAAATTTGTTATAATATATGATAAAATATAATTGGGAAAAGATATATAGAGAAGCGAAAGGCGATAGTGTTTCAATTCTCACTATTATTCATCTCTTGACTTACAAGAGAATCCCAGCCAGCCGAAAGGATAAAACATACAAGTACTTTGGGAAAAGTTTTCTCGGGGGTAGCTTTCTGTGTAATCCTAGGCAATTACTGGCAGAGAGAAGAAATTATAGTAATAAAGAAGCTGCAGAGTATATTGCAGTTGCTTCGTACCGTAATTACTTTGAATTTATGCAATCAGGTAAGACAACATTAGAGTTGCTACACTTACCTGTTGACACAACGATAGTAAATCGCAACAGACTGCTTCATCTCAAAGATGGTCTAATACACTTTGAGTTTGAAGATAACGCTAAATGGAGAACATAATGGCAATAAAATTTAATCAAACTAAGGGCGGAGCCCAAAAAGATAAAATCGACCAGTACACATACAAAGAAGGAGACAACAAGTTCCGTCTAGTAGGTGACATACTGCCGAGATACGTTTACTGGATTAAAGGTGAAAATGGTAAAAACATTCCTATGGAGTGCTTAGCATATGACCGTAATACAGAAACATTCAATAACAAGGATAAAGACTACGTAAGAGAGTTTTTTCCTGATTTAAAATGTGGTTGGGCATACGCTATTCAAGCTATTGACCCAGCAGATGGCAACGTCAAAGTTGTTAATCTAAAAAAGAAACTCATGGAACAAGTAATGGTTGCCGCAGAAGATTTAGGCGACCCAACTGACCCTGAAACAGGGTGGGACGTTTGCTTCCAAAGAGTAAAGACTGGACCTATGGCTTTCAATGTAGAGTATAGACTCCAAGCACTTAAGTGCAAACCAAGACCTCTAACAGACGAAGAGCAAGCTAAGATAGCTGACCTACGTTCTATGGACGATGTCTTACCAAGACCAACTGCAGACGCTCAATTAGAGCTATTGCAAAGAGTAACTCAACCTGCTGATGCTGCTGAAGCACCATCAGATGTGGATAGTGAGTTTAGTATTAGCTAGGAGAAAATTATGATAGGAGTAGGAGAACAATTTCCAAGTATGCATCTTCAAGGTGTAGACATAGACAACTCAATAATGGATATAGATATATTAACACCAACTGATTGGTCTGTAGTATATTTTTACCCCAAAGACTTTACTTTCATTTGCCCTACTGAAATAACCGCTATGGATAAATTAGTAGATGATGCAGATGTTATAGGAGTCAGCGGAGATAATGAGTTCTGTAAGATTGCCTGGAAAACAGCAGACGGTAGACTAAGAAATATTAAACATATTCTTGCTGCTGACTGTGGTTTGGTACTCGCTAGTAAACTAGGAATAGTTGACAAGCAAGAGAATGTTTGCCTTAGAGCAACATACATAATTGACCCCGAAGGGGTAATACAACATGTATCAGTTAATGCACTAGATACAGGCAGAAATGCCCAAGAAGTCCTTAGAACTTTACAAGCACTTAAATCTGGTGGTCTCACCGGGTGTGCTTGGGAACCAGAGGACGACTTCGTAGCATGATATTATTTACAGCAGATTGGCATATTAAATTAGGTCAGAAGAATGTACCAATGGCATGGGCATGTACTAGATATAAGTTGTTCTTTGAAGCAATTCAAGAATTAGAACCACACTTTAGTATGCACATTATTGGTGGAGACTTATTTGATAGAGTGCCTTCGATGGACGAGATTACTTTATACTTTGATTTTATTAAAGAAGTAAAGATACCAACAATTATATTTGATGGTAACCACGAAGCTACAAAGAAGAATAAGACTTTCTTCTCTAATCTTAAGAGAGCCACATCTGATGTAAACCCTTTAGTTGAGATTGTAGATACAACTACTGAATATGATTGGGGGACATTACTCCCATATGCAGACTTGCATAAAAAAGGTTCAATAGAAAAATGCAATCCCAACAAACCTTTGTATACTCATGTAAGAGGAGAGATACCTCCTCATGTTACACCAGAGGTGGACTTGGATAGATTTAGTCCATTTCCTGTAGTTTTTGCGGGTGACCTACATAGCCACTCCAATACGCAGAGAAATATAGTCTATCCAGGAAGTCCTATGACTACATCTTTTCACAGAGATTTGGTCACTACAGGATTTCTAATTATACATGATGATAACAGTTGGACGTGGGACACTTTCGATTTACCTCAGCTTCTTAGAAGAACGGTAACTAGTGAAAGTGAAATGATAGCGTCTGACTTTCATCACACAATTTATGAGATTGAAGGAGATGTAGCTGACTTAGCAAACATTAAGAACTCCGAACTACTTGATAAGAAAGTAGTAAAACGAAGTACAGAAGCTACACTCAACCTCAAGAACATGACAATAGACGAGGAGTTAGTAGAGTACATGAGTGCAATACTAAATCTAAATGACAACAAGATAAAACAAATAATGGGAGTGTTTAATGATTACTCTAAAAACGCTACGTTGGGATAATTGTTTTAGTTATGGTACGAACAATATTTTACACCTTGATGATAGTAACCTTACCCAACTCGTTGGGACAAATGGACAAGGTAAGTCTTCCATACCACTTATTATCGAAGAAGTATTATTTAATAAGAACTCGAAAGGCATTAAAAAACAAGAAATCCAAAACAGGTTTGTAAACGAAGGTTACTGGATTAACATAGTTTTCTCAGTAGACGAAAATGAGTACGAGATAGATGTAACTCGTAAAGCAAGTATAAAGTGTAAACTCTATAAGAATGGAGAAGATATTTCTAGCCACACAGCTACAAATACTTACAAAACAGTCCAAGAATTACTTGGATTAGATTTTAAAACTTTTACTCAACTCGTGTATCAAAACACGAATACATCATTACAGTTTCTAACTGCGACAGATACAAACAGAAAAAAGTTTCTTATTGATCTTTTAAAGCTAGAAGAATATGTAGAGTTCTTTGATATATTCAAAGAAGCTGCAAGAGAGATTTCATTTGAAGTGAATAGCCTCAACAGTAAGACCGACACAATAGTGAAATGGTTAGATGAAAATAAATTGGAGAGTATGGATATACTTCCTATATTAAATCTGCCAAAATTCTCACAAAATGACGAAGATACTTTACAGAGATTACGAAGCGATTTTGAAAAAATCTCAGAAAAAAATAAAAAAATTATAGATAATAATTTTGTGAAAGAACAACTTGACGAACTTGAATCAAGTGAGCATAGATTATTCAAGGGTGAGGAAATTAACCTTGACGCTAAGCTGCAGAAACTTGGCACTATTCGTGCACAATTATCTGATGCTCAAGCGCATTTGGAAAAGATCTCGGAACTTGAAGGACAATGTCCAACTTGTGAGCAAGAAATAGATTGGGACAAGATGGAAGAAATTCGCATGGGCTATGTACGTACGATTACACATGGTGTAGATGTAGAAGAGGACATAGAAGAAGAACTTGAGAGAGGAAACGAAAATAACAAAAAAGTTATAATTCGAAACAATCAACAACGAGAATACGAAAGTTGTATTCGAGATTGGGACAGTAGTCTACCTTCTCAAATTTTAGACGGAGATGACCTGTCTTCC